GCTACTTTATTCACATCCCCTGTGGATATCCTACCAACAATACGAAAATCAACAGCAAAACCATAATTCCCCTCAGGATGACTAGGCTGTTGCATGTGCCAAGAACCCTGGAAACCACCGCCAAATTTGCGATCTGGGTTCGCTACAAGGTTCGGGAACGTTCCTGCTTTATACCGTCGATACAAATCTTTTTGCTGTGCATAAGTCCTAACACCAGAACTAACAACAACCTTACCTTTAATACGTGGATCAGCAAAAAACTTTTCTAAACGATATTTCATTTTAGGATGCAATTCGTTAAGACGTACCCATTTACTAGAAGTAGGTATAGCCATTATTGACCTATCTCTGATTTAAGAAGAGTCATTAATGCGTCATCAGCGTCAGTAAAACTTAATGGAACATTTTCTCCAGCGTTAGGTATTCCACCACCGCCTACTTGACCGCCAGTAGCAGGAACATTTAAAGGATCATTAGAAACTTCAGCATTCCCTATTTTAACAGAATCAGAAGATTCCTCAGTAGCAGTACCTAAACGTTCAGAAACTATTTCATGAGCCTTAGCCAAACGTTCATTAATAGGCATATTAGAATCAACTTCGCCACTAGCAACTTGAATAAGCATCTTGCCTTGCCAAGACTCAGGCTCATAACCCAAATTAGTGACAATAGTAGTTATCTCACGAAACTGTTCACGCTTTTGTTGCTCTTGAAGCAACTCCTGTGTTTCAGCTTTATTTTGATTTATCTGACCAAGCAAACGTTCTTCAAACGCTTCTAACTCAGCTTTTAATTCAGTAGGTTCCATTTTATTATTTTCTCCTATATTTGTAGTATTAGCAACAGTATTGTCGTTATCGTCAAAAACTATATCCTTAGCCCAAGCAGTAAAGCCATCTTCACCCATATTACCAACAGCTAACGTTGCAAAACGCTCACCAGCTTCATAAGGATTATCATTAATTAACGAAATAGTATCTAACAACCAAGCAACAGCTTCCTCATCAAAAGACTCAAAAGCTTTTTTAAAAGGAGCTAACTCAACTCTTCGTTGAGCCGCTTCATCCCTTACTTTTTTTAATTCCTTTTCTATATCTGCCATTATCCTTGTCCTAACATAGCTCCTAAATCATCACCCATAGGAGCTTCCATTCCTTCTTGCATTATAGGTTCTTGAGGAGCCTGAGGTGGTGGAGGTATCATACCTTCTTGACCAACCTCAGGGACAGGAGCCATAGCTTGTTCAGCCATAGCTTGAGCACCAGCCATCTGAATATCCTTAGCTTGGTTCTCAGCTTTAAAGTTTTTATGTATCTGCACATGATCACTAAAAAGTTTTTGAATTTTTTCAGGTAACATTTCCCAACGTTTAGTAGACATAAAAGCACGATGTTCCTCAATATGGACATCATGATCATCATCTTTGTCCCATTCAGGATTACCTATCTCGCCACGAGCCATCTGAGAATTTTGACGTTTAGCTTTAGCTATCTGTGGAGATATACCAGCAATAATATCATCAGAGCCAGGCAAATCAGCAATACGCACATACTGAGCAGGAGACTGTATTAAACCCATTTGCAACATTTTGTCAGCTTGCTGAATCATAGCAGTACGAGAACGAGACTGTATTTCTTCTTCAGGTACTCTAACTTCAAACTCAGAAGACAAATCGCTACCTCTATGAGGAAAACGTTCAGGGCCAAAGCCAGCATCAACAACAAGAGTTTTTTCTTTCTTTTGCGTTTCTTGATAAATTTGCAAAGCCATCTTTGCACAATCAGACCAACACCTAGCAGTTTCTTTTAATAACCTACCAGTCGGAGAAGAATCCTTTTCCGACAAAATAGACAACCCAGTACCAGACTCAATATTTGCAGGAGCCATACCACGAGAAACATCATGAACACCCATAATGTCATCAATCATCATTGACGCACGATCCAAAATAGACTCATACCACGTTTGCATTCTTGGTTGTTCAAGATACGAAGGCAACTCAACACCATCAGGCCAAGGCTGAAAACCTGGTTTATCAACCATTTCCTCAACATAAGGCTCTGCACTAGCAGGAAACAACGCACGAATAGTTCCAAGTTCTTTAGCATGTTCAGCAACACCAGACCAAATACCATTAAGTATTACCTGTATCTTACGAACATCATCCATGTACGTAGTACCCCACCACTGATTTTCCTCAACAGTTTCACGAGCAACAGCAATCGGCAACCTATCCTCAAATGGAAACGGCCAATCACCCTTTTGCACTACCTTGCCATCAATAACAACCTGAAAACCACCCTTACCTTTACCCATAGGGCGTTCATAATATGTCAAAACTTTAGTTAAAGGAGGAAGAGTAGACTCTCCAGAACCAAAAGACTGATGCAACATTCTATGTTGAAACGGAGCCAAACCAGCATGAGCATCAGCCGGAGGTTCTTTACGCATTTCAAACAAAGCCTTAACAGTTTTAGGAGGCAAAGCTTCTACTTTAATGCACCAACGAGCAGACTCAGCACTTCTAGAACCTGGCTCAACAATAAACTCTGCCAAAGACAAAGGTTTAATAATAGGCAAACCAGTATCAGGATCTATTTCAATCATTAAAGCCGCAGTACCACCTTTACAAGTAGCGGCCATATGTTCCTCACGAATAACTTCCCAACGTTGATTACGATGGAGATCCCGCAAAATAGCTTCAGCTAAACGAGCCGCACGAACAGATTCATCATCAGCACCTGTAGGAGTAACCTCAAAAACAAGATTACGTTGCGTTAAATTAGAAATAATAGTTCTTTGATTAGCACGCATTTTATTAAACACAGCTTGAATTCTGTCACGATCCTCTACCTGTTCGCTAAGACGAGTAACAGCCGCATTCCAACGTAACCATTGCATGCCACGAACAAAAGCGTGATTAAGCCAATAACTACGCATAGGACCCATAACATGACGAGAAGCCTCATCATAAAGTTCTTCAACTGTTGTATTGTACTTATCTGCCATTATTTACTCTTTTTAATTTCCTTAACTAAACCTAATGCTTTTTCTGCTTTACTTAATCTTTGTTCCAAATTTTTACATTGTTTTTTAAGTTCTTCATATGAAACTTCAAGCGGTTTCCAATACTCTGGGCCTTTCCAACCAATTTGTTGAGCCGCATCTTTAATACAGTCCATACCGACATCTAAAAAACCTTCTTCCTCAATAGGAGGCCCACGAAAAATGCCAACGTCGCCTTCTGCTTTTGGCAAATAAGAAACATAGCATAATCCGACATTAGCACTATCTAACCCAAAATCGCCACCCTCAACTAATCTAAACATATTACCTCATCATATAAGACCAATTATCTGGTTCCTTATTTCTTTCTTCTAATTGCGCCCAACACCGATCTTCTAATGTAGGCACTTTTTTCTTTCTCTGTACATATGCTGGCATAGAACGAGTCATTTCCCAAGCATATGCACCAGTATCTACCATATCGTCATGTTTTGCATTAGGAAAATTTCTATGTTCCTGTTCCCACAAAAACAACCACGAAGCCCCTTGAGGAAACCAAACCTGTTGATTAGATATACCAGCACCATAAGGAATAGCCCGTTGAACTTTGTCACGATCCTTCGGAAAAAGAGGCCGAACAAAAAATCCGCCAGCACGTTGAAACAACTGAATAAGAGTCAAACCAAACGAACGTTCCTCAATTCCTAACGTAGTAACATCCCACTTACGGCACAAAGCTTGCGCCCATTCTAAATGGCGAGCTGACTCAATACGTTGACGATCCATATGCACCAACATCAAATTCTGGGAATCACGATGCCAATCCCAAATTGACATAACAGACCAATCAGCCCAAGTCTTTAACGAAGCCGCCAAATCAATAACACCAAACCGTACACAATTACGTTTAGGTATCATTAAATGACGGTCATCATCATACGTTAACTTGTACTGCGAACCAGCATCAGACCAATGATGATATGGAGGCGACAAAATACCACCAGCCTCCAACGACGGATTACCCTGATACATGGCCTCAAACCACAAAGGATCATCCTTACGAATGTCCTCAAGTTCCTTTAACGTCTTACGAGCAGGACAAAGCGCTTGCCCAGGTTTACGATCAATAACATCTGTGTAACCATCACGAGGATAATGATCAGGTTCAAACGCAATAGCAGGCATTTCTAAAACACACCAATCCTCACGAGGCACAGTCGAATTAGACAAATAGATCCTTCGGCCAGATAAATCATCTTCATGCCAGCGAGTAAACATAACTACTTCAACAGCCATCGGTTCTTTACGAGTCAACCAAACAGAACCATACCAGTTATCTTTTGAATCCCTAGCTACCTGTGAAAGAGCCTCTTCAGAGTTTTTAAAAGGATCATCAATAAGCCCAAAGTGATAACCAGTACCAGTAAGCTTCCCGCCCACACCAGCAAATCGTAATTCACCAAGCCTTTTGGTTTCTCTGATAAGTTGCCTATTTCCTTTAGTATCAACAAAACCATTCCTTTCATCTAATTGACGATTAATCTGCTCGCCCCATTCCCACGAAAACTCATCAGAATACGTGACAATAGCTTGCTTCCGATCAGGCCACCTAGACAAATACCAGCCAGGCGTATGCAACGTCGTAATCCACGACTTGCCATGACGAGGGGGGGC